CTGTTAAGGCGGTAGAGAAGGCGAAGCCGGTGATAGATAAGCCGGTGAGTAGGAAGCGCAGCATCGAGGAGTATTTTGATATGCGTTCGGGGGTGGACGATGACTTGGATGATATTTTAAACGAACTTGGAGCAGACTGATGCCGGGTAGACCGATCATTAGGGCACAAATGAAATCGCTGGATGAGAAGGGCGAAGACGCGATCTTCAACATGATTGCTGGTGGCAAGACTGTCGTTAACACGATGAAGGAATGCCAGGTTGGTAGGCGTGCGTTCTATAAGTGGATTGAGGATACCGAGGGTAGGCACGACAGGTATATGTCAGCACGCAGGCTATGGGCTGACGCACTTGCTGAAGAATGTTTAGAGATCGCTGACGCGACTGTGGATGCCCATGATGCGACTGTGAGGAAGCTCAGGATTGATACGCGCAAGTGGTTGGCCGGTAACGTGAACCCTGATAACTGGCGTGAGAAGCGTGATCCGCTTATCAATGTGACGCTCGGTGATCAGCATCTTGATGCGTTACGGGCGATTACAAATGGCGTGACTGTTGACCATGATGAGGGCGGAACCTAGCTCCCGCACACTGGCGGGCGCACTCGGCCATGCGCGCAGGAAATGGCCTCAAAAAGCGTGGGTTAAGGGGCGAAAAGTGCGGATAATCATTTGCAAAATGCCCATGTTGGTCGTTAGAGTAATGAAATCAATGACTTACGCGATTCAGGAAATTCGCGTAATAACCATTATGTTAAATAGACCCCGATTCGCCATAGCATAGTTGGTCAGCGACCCCCCCTTCGATGCAGGGGGTGGGGGGTGGGTAGGGGTAGCCCCCCACGCACCAAAAAAAAATTATTTTTTCGCCGTCTTTTTCGCCTGCTTAAAAGCCTTGTTAGTCGGCGCTCCCTTACTCCCGGGCGAACGCATCCGCTCCGCTGGTTTCCCAGCAGCCACTAGCGAGGTGGGTAGGGCGGCTTGACTACTGGCGCGCGATTCCCTGCAACCATCCTGGCTGAGCGCTCCATCTTGCTTGCTGGTCGATTCTTGTGTGCGGCTTTGAAGCCTGCGCTATTTGACTTGTACATATTGGTTCCATATGTGGGTTTTTGGATCTTAATTTTCTCATAAATAAATCAATTATTTGTACCCTAAAAGGTGACAAGAGAAACAAAATAGGAGATAATTCTTCCGTCGAGAAAATAAATAAAAAAGGTAAAACAAAATGACAAATCAAGTAAAAGCAAACAGACATTGCGAGTACGTCACAGTAAGCACGATGGCTGAGTGTGTTGGTGGGATCGGCTACGGCAGCGAGTTGTACTTGGCCCTCTGGAATTCTCTGGATCACGCCAAGGCACCAGTCTTAAACGATGATTACGAGGATCGGGAATCACAACTGGACAGGGTCTCAGTCAAGGCGTTGTGGAAGTGCTTCAACGATGAGCAGCGCAGAAAAATCAACGCGCTGTTAGCGTCAGAGTTTCGCAACATCTAGTTGATTCAACAAAGCGCATTCGCTGAGTGCGCTTGATTGAGCTAACAGGAAAAGAGGTAGTGATGAAAGAAGTAAGACAAGAAGTTAGAAGCCTAAGCCGTTCACAAGAAAAGGCTAACAAAAAGAACCGCGAGAAGCGCCAGCGCCGTCTAAACAAAAAAGCAATTGGGGATAGAGCCGCCTAGCGGCTTGCCCCAGGGCGCTTTAGTAATTAAATTGAATAAAAGAAAAAGGTGAAAATAATGAAAAAATCAATAGAAATTTGTGAGATGGAAAAAGACGTGAAGATGCGCAAGCACCACCACGGCTGGCTTGTAACTTATCCTTGTGAGCTAATTAACTGGGACTACCGCACCTACCGAGAGAAATATTTTGAGTCTTCATTTGGCGAATCAGCCTACCTCAAAGCGCAGCGATTCGTGAAACAGACAAAGCAAGATATTCGAGAAGCGGAAAAGGCGTATCAGGAGCAAGAAACATGAAAGAATTATCAAAACAAGAAATCGGCGACTTCTTGGATGCGCTCGTCATTACCACTGAAGACGCACAAGATTCATTGGATCGCCATTTGATTGCCACCGCTGGCATTCAGTTCTTCAGCCGCATGGCTTTCGAGGTAGCCCCATCTGAAGAGAGCGCGCGTGAAGTGATAGACATTAGCGTCGAGTTTGCCCGCCAAGGTCTTGTGCAGAAAGAAGGATGAAAGACCAGCCTTGGCTCAAATAAATACGCCTATTTAATTGAGTTGACTAGCCAGCATTAGCTGGCTTTTTTTTTGTCTGTGGGAAAACCTCTCATGGGTTTTACCGCATACTTTCGCTGTAAAATATGGCATGGCAGAAAACCCATATATAGGCTTCGTTAAAAAGTACCGCACAGACCCTGTGGCCTTCGTCAGAGAAGTGCTGAATCAGTCGCCTGATCCTTGGCAGATAGAGTTGCTGGAGGCCATAGCCTCTGGTGAGCGCAGCATCTCTGTGAGGTCTGGCCACGGCATAGGCAAATCAACTGGCGCTGCCTGGGCAATGCTTTGGTATTTGCTCACCCGCTACCCCGTAAAGATCGTTGTCACAGCCCCAACCAGCGGCCAGCTTTTTGATGCCTTGTTCGCTGAGCTAAAGCGCTGGATCAGTGAAAGCCCTGTGGCAATCAAAGAGCTATTGGAAGTGAAATCCGACAGAGTCAGCCTCAAGGCAGCGCCCAGCGAGGCTTTCATAAGTTGCAGGACAAGCCGCTCAGAGCAGCCAGAATCATTAGCTGGTGTCCATTCCGATAATGTTTTATTAGTGGCCGATGAAGCCTCCGGCATCCCTGAGAGCGTATTTGAGGCGGCAGCTGGCTCAATGAGTGGCGCAAACGCAACAACGATACTGCTAGGCAACCCGACCAGATCCTCTGGCTTTTTCTTCGATACGCACCACCGCATGGCCAGTGATTGGTGGACCCGCAAGGTCAGCTGCATAGACTCGCCCAGGGTGAGCGATGACTATGTGAGCGAGATGGCCAAGCGCTTTGGCGAAGAGAGCAACGCCTACCGCGTGAGAGTGCTAGGGGAATTCCCACAGCGAGATGATGATACGGCCATCCCGCTGGAGCTTGTCGAGAGTGCGCAGCGCCGCGATGTAATCATCACCGACGAAGAGCCTATGGTCTGGGGGCTGGACGTGAGCAGGTTTGGCAGTGATAGATCCGCCCTGGCTAAGCGCCGGGGCCGCGAGTTAGTGGCCATTCAAACTTGGCAAGGGCTGGATCTAATGCAGCTGACCGGGGCAGTGGTGGCGGAGTACGAATCCCTGCAGCCGCGCAACCAGCCGGTGCAAATTAATGTGGACAGCATTGGCCTCGGTGGTGGTGTGTGTGACCGCCTTAGAGAGCTTGGCCTGCCCGCTGTGGGCATTAACTCAAGCGAGTCGCCGTCAAGTAAGCAGACCTATATTAATCTGCGGGCAGAGCTTTGGTTTAAGGTCAAGGCGTGGCTAGAGGGCCGAGACGTGAGCATCCCTAAAGACGATGACTTGCTGGCCGAACTGGTCAGCGCAAAGTACAAATTCACATCGAGCGGCAAGATGCAGCTAGAGTCTAAAGACGGTATGCGCAAGCGCGGCCTTCGATCTCCCGACCTGGCTGATGCTCTCTGCCTCACATTTGCCTCTGACGCTATCTCTATGGCTGGCGGCAAAAGCCAAGCCACCAACTGGCAAAAGCCGCTCAGGCGAGGGCTGAATATTGTCTGAGTGGTAAAATGATCTCCAACTAATCACCACATGTGGGGTTCGCTGGATGACCAATAAAACCTATCGCAGAGGCCCAGGCGGCGTAGCTGACGCAGCCGCTGACATTGAAAAATTAATGTCCCGCCAAGCGCCCGCAGAAAAAAAGCAAAGTAAAAAGAAGGCCAAGTAGTTGGCTGGATTACTTAGCTTCGGGAAAGCCGCTGCGCCCGCAGCTGTTGGCGCTGGCCTACTGGCTTCTCCCGAAGAAGCTGAGGCAGGGTTTTTAAGCGCCACAATAAAGAGCATTAAAGGCGCAAGTGAAGTAGCGCCCAAGGCTACAAAAGCCAATCTCCAAAGGGCTAGAAAAATGTCCTTAGAGGCAGTAGACCCTCGCTTTATTTATGAGCAAACAGGTTATTTTAGAGGCGCTGACGGCAAAATGCGTTATGAGGTGCCTGATCCAGAAAGAATTGATTTTGATGCGGCAGAAGGAAATACCACGCTTGAAAACTATGAAAAGATAATCGATGTTTCACGCGCTATTGATCAATATCCTGCAAAAGATTTGATGTTTGATGAAGCCTTAGGCGCGCCCAGCATACAGGTCAGGGACATTGGTGATGGTGTTCGTGGGTCTTACAGCCCTATGAGAGACAGAGTTCAGCTAGACGCAAGATTGAGTGACCCAGAGTTGTCTTCGACACTAGCGCACGAACTACAGCACGCTGTACAAGAAAGAAGCTCGTTTGCGTCTGGAGCAAACCCCGCGACAATAAAACAAGACTTAAATGAAGGTTTGCTGTCCGCCCAACGCCCCCATCAATACGCCGATATTCTTGCCACGCTGTCTAGAGAGCATACTAAAGACCTTTCAAGTATTGCCCTTGCCAACAAATACAGAAGGTATTCTTTAGATTCTAATTTAACCGGAAAAAGAAGACTCCTTGTTGGGAACAGTAGCTGGTATCAATACGGCGACAAGATTCGACAAGAGTTAGGGCCAGAACCTAAGCGTCATCGCCCGAAAGCAGAAAGAGAGCAGTGGCTGGGTGCTGCTTGGGCAAGGCTGGCTAATTTTGTTGAGCCGACTAATGAAAACGCTTACGCAAAATTATATGACTTAGCAAACACTCCTAGAGGTGGCGTTGAACGTTTTGTTGAATCTGGATCGGGAGATCTAATACGAAGTAATCCAAATTATCCCACCAGCACAACTGAAAGAGCAAAGTTAGGTCGAGAAATGCTTAGGGACGATCCTAAGATTGCAGACAAACAACTGAAAAGACTTAGCCAATACACTGATTCTATTATCGACAGCGCGGTTGAGTATCGTAGATTAAGAACGATACAGCGCGAGTTGAATGATACTAATGATTTTGATTTGTACAACCGCAGTGCTGGCGAAGTAGAAGCCCGTAATGTGCAATCCCGATTAGGTATGAGTCCAGATGAGCGATATGCAAGCTATCCACTTGACACTGAAGACGTACCCAGAACCGAACAGATTCTCAACAAATCTCCAAGTCAAAAAGCGCAAAGAGGCTTCGCCACTCCCTTATCTATAGCATCTACAGCTGGCGCTGGCTTACTTGGTAACGCTGCAGTGCAACGCTTCAACGAAGGCGTACTTGGCGGTGCTGACTTCTTGGCTAACGCTGGCAGCGCTGTCGCAGAACCTTTTATAACTGCAGCGCAAACTCTAAGGGCGCTCCCAACAAATACCCCAACAAGTGAGATCGAGGCGCAAAGAGCGGCTTATCAAAACTCGCTTGACTACCAGCCTCGCACAGAGATTGGTCGAAACGCTACCGAAAGCGCGCTAGGACTACTAGGCGGCGCACTCCAAGGCCCAATGGCTGCAGGCAAAGCCATAGCAGAGCCACTCATTCCTATCTATGACG